GGGTATATAGCACAGCTTGCTGGCTATGCGAAGGCAGCAGACAAACGTGCCGGTGGCTGGTGGGTAGTGAACAAAGCTAATGGTGAGTTCAAGTATGTGCCAGCTACGGGTCTTGACATCACGCAGGAAGTAAACAATATTAAGCAGACGGCAGCGACTATGCAAGAGAACAGGTTTGAGCGTTGCTTCGATGCTGTGCCTGAGAAGTTCCGTGGCAAAGAGACAGGCAACATGGTGCTTGGCACTGAATGTGGTTTCTGTCGCTACAGGTTCTCTTGTTGGCCTAATCTACAGGAACGGCCTGCCGTAATGTCACAGGCAAAGCAACCAAAGACGGTTGCATATGTATCGTTAACAGAGGAGTATCAGTGATGAGTGAAGATATGGACACGTTGCTTGAGGAGATTAAAGCAACAGAAAAACACCTCGCAGAACTACGCGAAGAATATCGTGAGCGTAAGACAGCAGGTGTACGTGCTGCAATAGAGGCACGTGCAGAAGCAGATAAAGTGCTGCGTGAGGAACTAAAAGCTATAGGGTATCGTGACTTTACCCGTACCTTGGGCATCCACCGGCGACTAATCTAGTGCCTAATCACGCAGCATTTCGTGCAGCACGAAAGTATGGTTATAGGAGTGGGCTGGAACACAAGCTGTCTATCTACCTTGACGAACTCAAAGTGTCTTACGACTATGAGAAAGTTAAGATTGAGTGGGAAGACCTTGCGTACCGCACCTATACACCAGACTTCGTGCTGTGCAATGGTATCATCATCGAAACGAAGGGCATGTTTACTGCCGCTGACAGGCGCAAACACCTAGCCATCAAGAAGCAGCATCCAAAGCTAGACATCCGCTTTGTCTTTGAGAATAGTAGACGCAAGCTACGTAAAGGTGCCAAGTCAACTTACGCAGAATGGTGCATCAAATATGGCTTCAAATACTATGACCGCATCATACCAGAGGATTGGTTGAAAGAGAAAGGTAAGAACAAGCACCCGAAGTTCATCAAGTTTAGTGGAAGCAAGGTTAAAAGGAGATAGCTATGGAACACATGTCATTTGAAGATGAAGACTTTGTAATCAGAGTGCGCCCATCACTCAACGGAGACGAGTGGACAGGAGAGATTGACATATCCATCATCTCTCAAGCAAGTAACCCGCTCAACGACGAGGGGTACAACCAAGTTATGCACTTCTGCAAGATGATGTGCGCTACCGTGCCTATCATGGAGCAGGATGAAACTATCCGTAACTTAGTACACACATATGTGATGGAAGTAGTTGACAGAGAAACTACGGTTGTGGTAGAAGAAGAGGATGAATTGGTCATCACGAAAGAGGATGGCAACGTAGTACATCTCAACTTTGGCAGCAAGACGAAAGGGAGTGCATGATGCGACACGAAGAGTTTATGAAGATGAAAGCACAGGAAGAGGACATGGTGAATAGTCCTCCGCACTACAACAAGACAGGCATTGAGTGTATTGATGCCATTCGCGCCGCCACAGGAGATGGTTACGAATACTATCTGCAGGGCAACATTATGAAGTACCTGTGGCGTTACCGCTACAAGAACGGTACAGAAGACCTCAACAAAGCACAGTGGTATCTAACCAAGCTGATAGAGGAAGTAGAAGGCTGCTACGATGAAAGTTAAAGTCTTCATCACAATTGACATAGACCCCGACGAATACCCAATACCTGCCGACGAAGATGTTGGCCTAGAGATTGAGGACGGCATACGTGAATACTTCTATGACGTGGACGGTGCTGAAATCAGACATATTAAAACACTGACGGAGTGACGAGATGAACAATTACCTACCTACAGACTACCAGAACTTTATTGCCCTTTCCCGATATGCTCGTTGGAAAGAAGACGAACAACGTCGTGAGACTTGGAGCGAAACAGTCGATAGATACTTCGACTACATGGAAAAACACCTTGGACAGAAGTATAACTATGCTCTGTCAGATGAATTACGCGCAGAACTTGAAGAGGCTGTGCTTAACCAAGACATCATGCCAAGCATGAGAGCGTTGATGACCGCCGGTCCTGCACTTGACCGTTGTCATGTCGGCGGCTACAACTGCTCCTATGTACCAGTGGATAGTCCTCGTGCCTTTGACGAGACAATGTATATCCTCATGTGCGGCACTGGTGTAGGCTTCTCTGTGGAACGTCACCACACTGAGAAGCTGCCCGTCGTCAACGAAGACATGAATGACACAGATACTGTCATCAAGGTTGGCGACTCTCGTCCGGGCTGGGCCAAATCCCTGCGTGAATTGATATCCCTACTATACGCAGGGCAAATCCCCAAGTGGGATGTCAGCGAGGTTCGTCCTGCTGGCGCACGTCTCAAGACTTTTGGTGGTCGTGCTAGTGGCCCAGCCCCGCTGGAGGAACTGTTTCAGTTCACAGTGGACATGTTTAAGAAGGCATCAGGCCGTCGCCTGTATCCCATCGAATGCCATGACCTAATGTGTAAGATTGGTGAGGTTGTAGTCGTTGGTGGTGTACGCCGCAGCGCACTCATCAGCCTGTCTAATCTGAACGATGACCAAATGCGTCATGCCAAATCAGGTCAGTGGTGGGAGAACGAGGGACAACGTGCGCTGGCTAACAACAGTGTTGCCTACAAAGAAAAGCCAGAGATGGGTACATTCATGCGTGAGTGGGTATCCCTGTATGAAAGCAAATCAGGTGAGCGTGGTATCTTCAACCGCCAAGCTGCACAGAAACAGGCAGCTAAGAATGGCCGTCGTGATATAGAGCATGACTTTGGTTGTAATCCTTGCAGCGAGATTATCTTGCGTCCGTATCAGTTCTGCAATCTATCAGAGGTTGTTGTACGTGCGTCCGATACGCAACAGACACTCACAGAGAAGGTGCGCCTTGCCACTATTCTAGGCACGTTCCAATCTACACTGACAGACTTCAAGTATCTGCGTAATGTGTGGAAGAAGAACACAGAAGAGGAGAGGCTGCTTGGTGTATCACTGACAGGTATTATGGACAACGCCATGATGTCAGGCAAGTCGGCACACCTTGGCATGAACATTGGCTCTACACTGAATGCACTCAAGGAACAGGCTATCACTACCAACGCTGCTATGGCTGAACAGCTTGGCATCCCGCAGTCAGCAGCTATCACCTGTGTGAAACCGTCAGGCACTGTGTCCCAACTTGTAGACAGTGCCTCTGGCATTCATGCTCGTCACAACCCGTACTACATTCGCACGGTTCGCGGCGATAACAAAGACCCGCTGACACAGTTTATGGTCAGTGCCGGTGTGCCTTCTGAGCCAGATGTGATGAAGCCCGACAGCACGACAGTGTTTAGCTTCCCTATGAAGTCACCGCACGGTGCAGTCACCCGGTTTGACATGACTGCTATTGAGCAGCTTGAACTGTGGTTGCTGTATCAGCGTAACTGGTGCGAACACAAGCCGTCCGTAACCATCTCTGTCAAAGAGCATGAGTGGATGGATGTAGGAGCGTGGGTATACAAACACTTTGATGAAGTGTCTGGTATCAGCTTCCTGCCTTTTAGTGAGCATACGTACAAGCAAGCCCCCTACCAAGACTGCACAGTCGAAGAGTATGGCGACATGCTAAAGCAGATGCCAAAAGCTATTGATTGGACTTGGCTACAAGACTACGAGAAAGAGGATACCACGTCCGGTGGACGTGAACTTGCCTGCACTGCAGATGCATGTGAAGTGGTAGACTTGAACGCAGCATGATTGAGGGTGCAGACATGCCTAACTGGTGGCAGTGGTGGTTGCTATTCGCCATCACTGTCAACACCGCTATCAACGTAGTCGTGTTCTTCAAGCACAGGTTTAGGAGACAACGTGATGGATAAGATAACTGATATGTTAGTAAAACTACTGAGCAGATTCATCAAGTTCCAAAAGCAACCGGAGTATCTACGTGGTAAAAAAGACTCGACAGAATAAGCAGAGTAGTTTAGTATGGAAGCAGGGTGACGGGTGGGTGCAATACAATCCCCCTCGTCACCACCCTTGCTATGAAGAATGGATGAAACGAAAGGAGAAACAAGATGAAAAAGCAGATGGTACAGGCTCTTAAAAATCACGCCATTGCAAATATACACTTGCATAAAACGAACATTGATATATACTTCGCTAATCCAGCAGGTATTGGAGAACACTCTGATATCTTGGAAGCGGTGCAGGGTGAACTGGACAAGATTGCCCTACACGAAGACCGCCTAGCAATCCTACGCAACTGGCCGCAAGGAGATGATGATGCAGAATCTGGAACCGCAGACTAAAGACCGCAAGAAGTTTGACATTGACCTCTCGTATGGAAAGGTACGAGAACAGATGGTAGCTGACATGCTTCAAGACAAGAAGATTGAAGTCAAGTCAGAACGTGACATGTGGATGCGCACTGGCAACATTGCCATTGAGTATGAATCCTACGGTAAGCCTAGCGGCATTGCTGCTACAGAGTCCGACTACTGGTTTCACAACCTGTGCATTGGTGATGAAGTGTTCGCCACCCTCGTGTTTAATACAGACGCACTCAAGCGCATCATCGACAACCTAGATTACAAGAAGAGTGTATCGGGCGGCGACAACAAGGCGTCTCGCCTGTATCTGCTGAACCTGCAGAAGCTATTCTCTTCTGATGTAATCAAAGCCTTCAAGGAGAAAACAGATGAACAAGAGTCTAGCGGAGAACTATAGAGCGGGGTATGATGCCTTCTCACGTACAGAGGTACGTAAGGGCAAGTATCACCACGTTGTTGCCAACCCCATGAAAAAGAATACCACGCCGTGGCGTGAGTGGCAGCGAGGATGGGAAGCTGCGTACTTTAAGAATCTGGAGAATAAGAATGGACCTAGAGCAAGAAGCTAAAACGTGGATGAAGGAGAAGTATATGTATGGAATAACGGGTACGGCATATCAGATAGCGGCGTGTGATACTGCTATCTTTCCGAAGAACAAGGCTATGGAGTACCTAACTCTTGGCCTTACTGGAGAGGCAGGCGAGATTGCCAACAAGGTCAAGAAGTTTATACGCGACGGCGCACCTCGTGACGAGTACGAAGCCAAGAAGATACAGATTGCGTATGAGATTGGGGATGTGATGTGGTACTGCGCTGTCCTTGCCGAAGAACTTGGCATGGACCTTGGACACATCATGGAGAAGAACTTAGAGAAGCTGGCTGACAGAAAAAAACGTGGTACGTTAGCAGGCTCTGGAGATAACCGCTAGTTACCTCATCGCTCTATCATATGCTTTTCCTATGAGAAGAAGCCTGTTGATATCCTTTTCATCAACACCATCAGGTTCACGGCCATACTTCTCAAAAAACTTTACAGAGGCGGCTGTTCTTGTTTCTTTGGACAGCCGCCTATACTTTAGCATAGCCTCTGCGTACACAGGCGCATCTGCAGTCAAGACTTTACCTTTCGATACCTTGTCTCTAACACGCTTTACTTTCTTCTTTATAAACATACGCATTCTGCTAGAGACATACTTCTCTTCAGTAAACTCTTCCTTTACAGCATCACTAGCATTCTGATACTGCCTACGTAAAGATTGTTCGTATCTTTTTGCGCCCTCTACAATACCCGGAAGTGCATCTCGCACGACACTGTTCTCAAACCTACGTATGCTTGGCACCTTTGACCGGCTACCTAGTTCATAGTCTGTGTATCCAAACGAACTGATATACTCACCGTACTCGTCATCAATGGTGGCGAGATTGATACCACCAAGCACACGGAACAGCGGCGCTACTCTTTGCTTGTCTTCTGCAAACAAGAACTCACGCTTGGGAAGAGCGGCCTCTTCGTCAGGAGACTTGAACCTTGAGAACGGGCGAGATAGTTCGCGCATAAACGTAGACTGAAAATCCATCGTAGGGTCTTCTGCAGCGTCTTTGTATTGTAATCCACGCATACCTGCCGCACGTTCCGCTTCGATGATTTGTGAAAATGGCACGGCCCAAGTGGACAAATAATTACCAAGTGTTCTACCAAAAAGACGGGCAGACTGCTCATCGTCTACTAAGTCTACACCCGACGCCAAGTCGGCTACTTCTTGTATGATACTTTGGCCTACACCCTCACGAATATTTGTGCCAAGGAACGTCTCTGTAAATTCTTTTGCCTTGAAGAAGTCATAAAACGTGCCGTTGTTTATACGACGAACAGCCTCTCCAATATACATAAACTGCCGCATAGGATACTGCGGTGTGGTATCCATAACTGTATCATCGCCCGTCTTCAAGAGTTTATAGTCAGATGGGGCTTCATCAGATGTTCTGTACTGGTACGCAGCACCGACAACAGACATTCCTAGCAAGAAGTCTGCTGCATAGTCTATAGCACTTTTATCTTCTTTTTTCTCTTCAGGGTCGTCCTGTAGCAAAAACGGTAAGGTGCCAGAGCCTACAAAATTCCTAGATATTCTTTGTCTATCTTTAGCCGTAAGTTTACCCCCGCCAAAGCGTCCCATTGTCACGACACTAGCCATCTTACGGGCAAGGGGTATAGACGCTCCTGCCATATACTGTCCCATCAGTTCCATGCTATTGAACATGAACCTTGGGAATGGGAGAACAACAGTCAAACCATTACGCACAATGAACTGTGATGTTGACCTAAACACAGGCACGTCTGGCTGCTTTGCGTATGTAACGTCTAGGGCTTTTTGAGTGGCATCCTCTACGATACTAATAAAGGAACGTGCGTCTTTCGGGCGCACGGACCCGGCATCGTTTAGTAGGTCACGTATCTTTCCATCGTTAATGGCGTCAATTAAATCAATACCATACTCTCTCTTTACAAGGCGCTCCAGTTCACCAAGAAAAGCGCCCCTACGGATAAGGTGTTCTTGCCACCTGTTGGGTGTGTTCAGCACGTCTACGGCGTCTTCAAGGGCTGTAGCAACGGCATCAGCACCCTTACCAAGAGTCGTGGTTGCCTCACCTCTACCCACTAGCCGCTGAATCTCGTTGATGTTGTTGAACATCAGGTCAAACTGCCCCGCTAGTTCAGGTCTATCTAAAATGAAGTCCACATACTGACGTGTGTCAGACACTACATTAGGGTCAAACATATATTTCATGTGACGGAAGCTATCGCGCCAGTTGTTGAAAGTCATTATAGATTTAGCGCCAGCCGCTACACCCCTAATGCCACCCTTTTCTGATGCATTGTACAGGGCGGTATCCATCACGTTTCCAAAGCCCTCAAGAGGCGCACGGATGCCGCCAGACTGCAGGTTACGAGCAGCCGTTGCTATCTGCGATACGAGGCCACCCCGGCGAATGTTTTCTGTGCGCATTACAGCCTTACGGATTACACCCTGCGCGTTAACAGTAGCCTTCTCTTGCAAAGCAATCATCTCATTTGCTGGTCGAAGACGCTTAATTTGAGATAGCTTGTTAAGTATCTTACCTGCTTCAGAGCCAGAGCCTACGACAGTCAGAACGTAGTCCTCAAAAGACAGGCCATACCTGTTCAACATGTCAATGAGTTCATCACTAGCTAACAACTCTTCATTAACTGTGAGTTCAAACAGGTGGTCAATAGTGGTATATTCTTTACCCTTACGTGGGCCTTCCTTATGTATCTTCTTTTTGAATGCGTCTGGATTGCGCTTCTTCAAATCAGATACTATGGCTACGAGGCCGTCAAACTTCTCTGGCTTCAGGAGAGGTGATGTAATCTTCTCTCCCTGACCGGCTAGTTCTGACAGCCCGTGTAATTGCACACTAGCATCGCCAGTAAGAAACTCTCTTACTGTGCCACGCTGCGCTTCGGCCACTTCTTCTGCTGTCTCTACGCCAGCCTTTCTAGCCTTGTCAAAGTCAATCTTCAGACGCCCGTCAGCACCTGTGCGAGATATTGTTTTGCCGGTGTCTGCTTCAAACAGAATAATCAGGTCTTCGGCAACATCCTGATTAGCTTCAGCTACACGTGCTGCTTCGTCTGCTCTCTTGGCCGCTTCTTCTGCTGTGGCACCTTTTGCCTTGCTGATGTTTAGACGCCGGTTCCATGCTTTATCAGCAGCCTTTACTGCCTTCTCTTTGGCTTTTGCTTTTAGTGCATCTGTCTCATCTATTTCTTTGGCTACAGAGGCACTCAACCTCTCTTTAGCAGCCACAATCTTCTTGCTTGCAGCTACTTCAGCGGCCTTGTCTGTTGCTCCTGCATGTTCTTTAATAGCTGAACGAAGGTCATCAGCAGCTTGTATAGACTGACGCTGTGTTTTAGTGGTTAATTTTGCTGCACCAGTTCCTATGGCACCAGCCTTACCTGTGATACCCAATAAAGGTATGCTTTCAGTGAAGGTGATAAAGTTCATGGCTTCTCTGCCTGCACCTTCTGCAAACGTCTTGGGGTCTTGCTTACCGCCGGTGATAGCAGTGGTCATTGTGTCGTACAAATCTGGATTAATATTCTGTAACCCCTCTGCCATAGCTTGTACGCCGTCTTGAAAACTGTCTCCTATATAACCTATACCTGTGCCAAGGCCATTGAGGGTAGTCATAGTCTCGCTACCAAGACCATACTCGTTCATAAACTTAAAGAACCCGGTAAGGTATGGACTATCTTTTTCGTTATTCTTAATAAACTCTGGTATGAGTTCTTGCTCTACATAATCTTCTTCGCTTAAACCCATTTCAGCGGCTGCATCTGCCAGCGCGGCCTCTTCGTCTGCACGTTTCTCTGCAGACAGTTCTGTCCTTGACAGACTAGCACGTCTATCTGACTCTATATTGTTTGCTACGATGTCCCTAGCATCTCGCGGGTCGTTATAGACGTATTTATATGGTCCAGTTGTAGAAGTCGTACTTACGTGTCTAGCTATTCTTTCTTCGGGTCTGTCTTCTGGCACCAGAGAAAGTTTAGTTAGGATACCCAGTTCTTCTGCCTTATCAAAGTCGGCTATTGTACCATCTTCCGTAAACAAATCTGGCAGAGAATCTTTATAGTAGTAAAACAGTTCTTCTTGACTAAGAGTTTCGACAGGTTGCTCCTCAACAGCTTCAGGAACATCAGTAATAGCTACTTCGTCTGCCGGAAGACTTACAGTGTCTTCTGCAGGAACAGCGTCTAGTCTTGTTTGGAGGGCGTTTGTGGGGGGTTCTTGCTCAAGCCTAGCACGAGCCTGTGCCATGCGGTCATCGTCAGGAGGGGCATCTGGTCCTAGTGCTTGAGAAGGACCAGAAGCAACCTGTGATTCACCAAGAAGCCGTTTCTTAGCCCTTTCTAAAGCGTCCATTAGTAGATGTCGTTTCCTGTCCAGATGAGGTGTTTCTTAACACCATTCTCTTCGTACTCAATAATCTGCCCCGTTTCATAGGCACGGTCTTTATATGCTTTGTGCAAGATACTCTCAAGCACACTGCCAAAAGCATTGCCTGTTGCTGGGTTGACTATAGGTTGAGTTTCAATTACGTCAGCTTGGTTGTCATTTGCCGACAATCTCTGCCGCTTGTAATTGTTTAGGTCAGCCTTTAACTGATTTCTTTGAGCCTTAATGGTGTTATCCATTTGCGTATCATTAATACCGGCTGTTCTTTGCTCTACGTTGTCCAGAGCCATAAACATGCGGTCATAATACTGCACTTCATTACCTTCAATAGCGTATTCAATTTGACCTTCGATGTCCTGTATAAGACCTACAGGCTCTAGCATACGCTTGATTTCTGCGTTGATGATGCCGTCAACAGATTGTTTAGAGAACATAGGTGTAGTTGTTCCTGTGTCCGTATCTTCTGCTTGTGCAATGGCTGTCAACCCTTTAATAGCATGTACACGCTGACGCTCAAGTATTTCAATTTCATTTGCATCCTGCATTTCTGGGGGACGAGACAGAGCCTTTGCAAGTTTCTGGTCCGCGCTTACAAGCATGGCCTCAAAGGTAGCGAACTCCGGCGCGTCCCTTAGCTTTGCAATCTCTAGCTGACGCTCTTCGATACTAAGTTTTGTGAGGTCACGAGTTAACAGACGGTCCTCTGCTTCGTCTTCTGCCTTTGCAACAGCCAAGTCCAAACGCCTAGCGTCACGAGCATCTCTAGCAAAGTCTAGTGCCAGCTTCAGTTCGTCGTTTTCTTTGTCTGCGTTAAACCTCTCAAGAGCAAGGTCATAGTTTCTATCTGCATCATCAAGCCGCGCTTGTGCAGATTTCATGTCCATGCCAAATCTTTCTTCTTCACGCTCTTCAGCACGTTCTGTGCGTGCAAATTCTTTAGCAGCAAGGAAGCCAGAACGGTCAATAGTAGCCATAGGCACAGCAGTTGTGCCAGTGCGTTGTGCAGGGATTGGTGCAGCCTCTTCGACTTGAGCATCAATCTCTTTACTAAAGTCTTTATCAAACAGCGCGCCGAATAGTCCCGCGCCTCTTACTTCGCCCTTTTTAGTCGGCAATGTTGTAATTGGAGTAACAAACTGACTGATATAACTCTCGTAAGACCCCGGCTCTGCAATTTCATCTGCAAATGTAATCGCAGTCTTAACGTCAACGCCAGCTTGTTTATTTTTAAGTAACTCTTGATACAAAGAGTTTGCGCCAGTAATATTACCACCACCGGCTTTATAAAGTTGCGCAGCTTTGTCAATATCACCATCTACAAGGCTGGCTAGATTGCCAAGAGTATCTTTTAGTTCACGCTTTTCTTTTTCTTGGCGTTCTATTTCAGCGCGACGACGAGTAATACGATACTGGGCCATGCCATCAGCACGTTCTTGACTACGTTCAATATCTTTTTTAAGCTGCGCATCAACGCTGGTTGCTGCACCCGCTACAAGACCACTAAGAAAACCCATTATGCTCTCCGCGCCATCAGACCTTTAGGCTTTTCTTCTGCCTTTTCAGTCTCTGGTTCTTGTTCTTCCACGTCTTCAATACGTTCTTTCATTTCACGGCGAACTTCATCCAACCGCGAGTCGCTTGTTTGTTCTGTATCTACATCATCCGACAGGCCATCATCATATTCAATGTCGGCATTTTCAGCAATCAGCATCAGCATTTCCATGATAAGCGGAATAACTAACATACCAACGTCAATGTTATGTTTACCTTCCATCACACTAGCCATCTGCATAGAATTAGCAATGGTCGTGACAGGCACACCCATTTTCATAACATCAACAGCTTGCTCCATATATTCTTCGGTAGCCATGCGGTCCATGTAAAATTCTATGGCTTCGTCCACAGTAGTAAACTGTGACGGAGATTGCCACGGCCTTGCCCCTAACTCATGTGTCAAGGACATGCCCGGTATAGGTGCATCAAACAAAGGTGCCGGTTGTTCAATCGCCATTTTTTAACATCTCTCGTTGCTTGCGAAGCGTTTTCATATGTTGTGCGACACGAAAAGCTGGCTGCTTTACCATATCATCGCTCATGTTAGACATATTTTTACGGGGAGTAAGAAGCCCAGAGGTAGGCACTTCTTTTTCTTCCTGCAATTTATCAATGTCCATATTAAGATAAAGTTGTCTGGCTGGATTATTAAACATGTTTATTATCACCCAAATTTAGCGCCGATAAATGCACTGCCAAGTGTTCCTACAAGGCTACCAAGAGCAGTTCCTGCAGCAGTATTACTTTGTTCTTCTGCAATTTTAGCACGTTCATCTGCATTAAGAGTAGCAATAGCCATATCTGCGATACGGTTCATCTCATTCTCTGCCGAAGTCCATGCCCATTCCATAGTATCTGCATAGTAATTCCAAAGGTTGTCATAGGCAGTCTTGCTAATATCAAGAATTGCATTAGCGTTAAGTTCATTAGCACGGTTAACCGCTGCAGTATCTGCGGTGGCAATCTCACGACGCCACTGCGCATTGCTCTGCGCAATTACAAGCTGGTTCTGCGCGTTAAATTGGTCACGCTGGTTGTTCAGTTCAGCATTGAAACGCTCAAGTGTGTTACGTTGACCTGCGTTAAACTGTTCCTGTGCATTGACCTGCGAAGCATTAAACTGCTGCGTCTGATTAGCAAGGCTTGCAAAGAACTGGTCAACCTGATTCTGCGAACTTGCATTGAACTGACGTGCAGCATTAGTTGCAGCTTGGTCAGTGAACAGGCTTTGAACACGCTGCTGCGCCTTAAACATTTCAGTCTGTTGTTGGCTAGACAGATTAGTCATATCCATGTTTAAGAAAGACTGTGCGTTTTGTACAGCAGCCTGCTGCCTATTATTGAGGTTGGACAAGTCCATATTAGCCAGCGCACTAGCCTCTGCAATAACCATAGCCTGACGGTTAGACAGATTGTTCAGGTTCATTGTGTTAGCAAGGCGGCTATTCTCAAGCTGTACTTGTTGCTCTGCCGTAAAGTTCATGTTAGCTACATCGCTAATTTTGGCAGCATTCTGAACACGGGCTTGGAACTCTTGGTCAAACTCTTGGCCGATAAACTGTGCGCGTTGTTGTGCAGATAGCATAGCACGTTGTTGACGATTAGAAAGGTTCTGTGATTCAAACTGTGCGCGTGTAGCAGCATCAGCTTGAGCAATAGGAAGGGCAGCTTCTAGTGTGGCTTGTACAATGGCTTGACCTGCAAGGCTAGATGCACCAAGACCACGCGCAGCCATTGCTGCTGTAGCATTACGCATAGCACCTGCAGCCCATGCTGGAGGATTAGCGGCATCAAAATTAGCAGTAAGTGAAGCAAGCTGTCCTTGCACGGTAGCTTGTGTGCTAGGTGTTGCTTCTGCGGCTTGTATCTGTTCTGTGAAGTTAGCGGCAGTCTGCGCATCTGCAGCAGCGCCGGAGATAAGTTCACCGTCCTGAATCTGCCTTTGCACAGGATTGTCAATGAGAATAGCATTACCCTGTGCAGCTTGGAGATTGCCTACACTGGATGCCGTTTGCTGGGCCGCTGTGACCTGCGCACGTGGGTCTACAGTACCCTGCGCTGCCTGTGTAGCTTCAAGTGCTGCACCCACCGCTGGTGCCGCTTGAGCGGCTTCTATTGTAGACGCAGCTTTTTCCTGCACAGCAGAAGCCTGTGCTACACCAGCCATAGCTGTAGGCACAGCTACGCTGCCTGTTAGTGTGCCAACCTGCGGGGTTACATACTGACCTGCTTCACTGACTGTAGGCGCAGCTTGCACTACACCGCCAACAGGCAGACCGGGCTGATACATACGCTGCATAGATGCTTCATTAATTGTTGGGGGTGCTGTTGTTTGTGCAGCAGGTGTGTTGGCAGCTTCTGGTGTGCGCACTGGCCCCATCATAGCATCTTCTGCAAACTTACCTTTTGTTCTATCTACCTGCATGGGTATAGGCGTAACACCGGGTGGTGGTGCCATAGTAGGATTAGTTACACCAGCTTGCCTAGCTGCTGATGCAGAACCATATGTTTGTCCGTCTGGGCCATATACTACAACTGCAGGTTCAGCCATCATGGGCAATGAACCCGGACCAACCGAACCCGGCCCACGATACATGCCATCTTGTGCTGGCCCCATCAATGGCCCCATGCCCTGACCCATCTGCGGAAACGCACGAGCCAGTGATTGCTGCGCACCTTGCATACCCCCTGTAGCACCGTGTGCAATAGGAGCCAGTGGAGGAACTGTACCGCCCGTCTGCATCTTCACTACACCACCCTTTGCCATCTGCATGGCAGCGTTAGTGTATCTCTGCATCTGCTGCTGACGCATTGGGTCTTGTTCAATGTAACTCTGGAACTGTCCCATGTCGCCTGTATAGCCCATAGCTTTGGCGATTTTGTTCATCGCTTCTGGTTTGAATGCCTTGAATACA